AGGTGTTGCTAAGTATGCAATTGGAATTACTAAAGTTGACTTTGGTATTCCTTATTTAGGTGGCCTTCGAACAATGGATCAACAGCGTGAACTTTTTGAAAAGGGCGCATCGCAAACGATGAAGTCAAAACATCTTGAAGGTATTGCAATAGATACTGTAGCTTATGTTGGGGCTAGAGTTTCTTGGGAATTAAATCTTTATGATGATATTGCTGACGCTATGAAGGAAGCTGCTGAAGCTGTTGGTGTTAAAATTCGTTGGGGTGCTGCTTGGCATATTGATTCGATTGGTGATTATGAAGGATCAATGGAGGATGCAATGAATGAATACATTGATCTTCGAAGGTCACAAGGTCGGCGTCCGTTTATTGATGCACCACATTACGAGTTAAGCTAAAAATTATTTGGTCTTTGTTTTGGTTTAATAATTCTTGATGGTGTGTCACTTTCAATGCAGTACATTTCTGTACCATTGATTAGATTATAAAGTTTATCTGTTGCATATTGTGCTTCGTAACAGGATTCGTAACTATTAAACCAAATCATTGTTGCTGTTTCTTCAGATTTAATTTGATAAACTAAAACTAATGCAGTGAAGAAATCCATTATGAGTTTCTTATTTTTTGTACTTGGCTAAAGTTTACATTACAGATTGTACCTGTTGATCTTACGCACCACCCAAGATTAAGAAAGTATTTTACATCTTGTATTTGTTGATTAGTAAGCTTTGTTTTGTTTGGGCTTTCATCAAATGCTCTAGTTACATTGCCTCTAGAATCTGTAGAGTCTGGGGTATGAATAACTTTGCTATTACTTTTTAGTTTTGAGTTACAGATTCTTGCATCTGCTATCATTTTTTCAAGTGGTGTCATTTACTTTGTCCTTATAATATTTTTGAGCAGCTTGCATTCTTTTGAAATGGCTTCTTGATTTATCTTTTCTATGACCACAAGACTCTCCCTTCTTAGCCCCACATTTTGGGCATACTATTTTTTGTATCATTTTTTTAGTAATGATTAACATTTAATAAATAAAAAAAGACGCACCTAAAAAGGTGCGCCAAGGTGAACGAGGACTATTTGAGCAGTAATCATACAAGGCGTGATTACGTCCTCGGAGAACTGAAACCATATTAGAATGGTATCTTATCATTTGTAAAGCCTTTGCCCTCAGATACTTTGAAACTGATAAACATTTTATCACTGTCTTTAGATTTTTTTCTCCATCCAGCTATGCGTAAATTCTCATGGTCATCGAGCGGCCCAGAATAATCTGGTGCTTGCTCTTTACCTTTCTTATCATTTTCAAATAAGATTCCCATCTTTTGATAAACTTCGATAGTTTTTCTGCCATCTTTAGTTACATTCTGTAGGCATATAATTCTATGATCTTTAGAATTAATATCTAAATTACCTTGTAATATAAATGTTTGCGTTGGGAATGGAGGCCATGCTCCACCTGAGTTTGTGTTATCGTATTCTTCTGCCATTGTTGGCCTCCTTATAATAATAGATCCTGTCGCGGATCATTGGGTGCAAATTTAATATCTATTAGTTGATAATCCCTGCCGCCTGTTTTTGATTTAAAAATTTTGGAAGATGGTTTTAGATTTTCTAGCTGCTGTCGTGAGAGAGTCATAGTTTTGTCTCCGTAAATGAGCCTCAGTCCGTCCGCTTTGATCGCGGCCTGATGCTCATAGGTGCGGATAGAAAGGTATTCACCCTTCCAAAGCTTTGTTACTTTTTTAGTAAGCATTACCAATCCTCTTTAGGATTTTGAGTTCTTTGAGAATCTTGAGCATACTTGTTACCATCCATCTTACCTAAGAAGATGTTAGCATCACAGCCGATATGCGATAATGCTTTAGTTAACCCATCTGTTATTGCCATCTTGGGGGCATCTTCAGCAAGGCGACCCTTCGAAGAGTCAAAGAACTTTCGGCAGCCAGTGAAGGGGCCGAATGCATTTGCTTGTGAGCCATGCCAAACAGTAACGTGTGCTAGTACAGCCATGTCTCCGTTACTTATAGAGACAGTCTCTGTTGTGTTGTGCCAACCCCAACCTTCACCGACTACTCCAAACTGTTCAGTCATTTTTCTGATCTGATACTGTGGATCAATAGCTGTGAATGATCGAGATCCGAATGACACAGGCTTGATGTATTCGGGATCTGTATCTGCTAGTGCATCCCATATTTTTAGATTACTCATTAGTGTTCTCCTTTTTGTTATTAGTAATTACTATTCTTAGTGCGCCTCGTTTGTCTCGTCTGACTGACAGTTGATCACAATAAACTTCACGTTCACTGGGCAAGACCATAGCTTTGAGATCTTTCTTTGCATTCTCGAATACTCGGTTATGCTCATAACCTTGTATATATGTAACTGCCGCATCGACGAATTGATTATCTTGTGTTGCATCCCTCATCACCATTTGATCTACTTCAATATTATCTTGATTAATTGTTGGTACGTTGACATCTTCAGGTGGCTTATCAGCCTCAACGTATGACCAGAAATCAGATACAACAGTCCACATTTTGTTAAAGTATTCATTGCTGCACTGGATTCTGCGAGCTTCCCACTTACTGTTACCAAATATTACAGACAAGTATGCGCTGTGTGTATCAGCAAGTTTTGAATACAATTGTATCTGTGGCATATAGCGTTCGATAATATCATTCATAGAATTAAATGCGTTGGTGTGCTTGGCTTCAACAGGTACAAAACCAAACGCAGCATCAATAGTTCCTCTGGCTGGTACTCTGCCAATCTGTTGCTCGATCTCCCATTGATGTTTTTCAAGTGTGCATTGGTATTGTTTTTCAAACCATTGAAGATTGAAGTCTTCAGTAAATGTACCTAGCTGCACTGCAATATTATCTGACAAATCATCTGGCTCTCTGCGTCCAGTTTTGACTTCCCATAATTCTTGCCACTCGCCTTGCATAATCTTGACACAATCCGAGCCGCCAATAAATCCTCTACGATCCATTTAGTTCTCCTTTTTGTGAGGGGTTCTTGGGAAACCTGCCCCCTCTTTCAGGTGTTACAACGCACAAGGTCAGTGTCGACTGTCTATTCCAATTACGTGCGGACTCCCAAGAATTACTTTGTTTATAACAATTTGTTTACTGCATATATGCAATTAGTTCAAGTATATTTTTCAAAGTCTTTTTCAGTTAGTCCGTGGTCTTTGATGAGTGCTTTTTTGTTTTTACCTTTGAGCCAGTTCTCACCAACTGGTTCACCATCTTTGATTCTTCGAGCGTGAATAGCTTCACTGTCTATGAAGTATCCTTTGCGTAAGACTTCACGTTGTAGTGTAGGGGATTGTGCAACACGACCTATGTTTGCTTCCCATACAGCAGCATCAACTGCTGTCTTTATTTTCTTTGCCATTATTGTTCTCCATTAATTGTTGAAATGTTTCGCCACTCATTATGACTAGCGTTTGTGGACTACCTGTCCGTCTTTTGTAGAAGGCAATGTCTCTGCCTTCGAGGACTGTGAAAGGACTAGGAAAGTTAGACTTATCTCTGTACTTTACTTCTCCCACCAGTTCTTGTCCGTTGAGTTCGAGCTTGATGTCGCCCGAATACTCTCCTCCCAAACTGCCCGAGAGGGGTTGCCTTTTTGCTTTAATGCCTTGTTCCTTGAGCCAGTTGACGAACCACTTTTCGTGGTAAGTTCCCTTGTTCTTGTTGCGGTTTGCCATTTGTCTCCCTCATAACAATGTATACAAATAAACCAACACTTTTCATTTGTTGCTTCATGATTGCGTTTAAGTATGGCTACAAAATAATCAGTTTTGTTTTGACACGACAGACAAGTTATTCGTTGGCCTTTTTTTCGTGACATCTATCTGGTATCCCAATGCATCAAGCCAGCATATCAACATAAAGCCAGAGGGTATTCGTTTGTGTGATTCCCATTTATGTATCAGTGAAGAGGTGCAGCCTATTTTATTAGCTAACAATTCTTGGCTTAAACCTACTTCTGACCGAGCGTGGATTAACTCTTTGATTAGTTTCTCGTAATCGCTGGGAATACTCACGACCTTGTTGTATCTGGTATAGTTCTTCGATTGCATTGAACACCCTCAATGCCGTATCATATTTCATTTCAGTCCTATTATTCTTTGTTCTCCAATATGTAGTATGGGATGCCCCTGCTTTATCAAAAGCATCCTCAAGTTTTACATCAGCCTTAACAGCTTTATCACTTACTAATTGTAGATACGACTTCATGATTGCAGTTATGCAACCTGATCCTCTTCAGTGTCAAGGCCTTTTGTATTCCAACCAAGACCACAGCAATGAGGACAAACAGCAGTTAATTTTACAAATATAAATTCTGCATACTCTCCTTCTTCGAAGTACCCTCTACCATCGCAGTGATTACAATCCTCATACTCCCTGTTGAAAGACATCTAACTGAGTCCACATCTTTGACTTCATTGCTTTGGCAATGTCTTGTTCACGATTATGACGTTGAACGTGAGGCGTTCGAGCATCTTGCGTATGAGTTGCCCAGTAAGTAAGGCAGTTGTATAACGCCCATTGATTATTGCCGAGTTGTTTTGTTTCGTTCTCCCAAATACGCAACAGGTTTTCCATTTGCTTTTGGTTCACGTTGTCAACAGATTGTTGCCTACTAAAACCTTTAGCTATTGTTTTCTTGAAGAATATCTCAGCGTAATCATTAGAGATCTTACGCTTCATCCACTTTTGCCATTCATCTTTGCGTGTATGAAAATGTTTGATACCTTCTTTGATCTTAGCAGCAGAGCCATCAACATTAAGAAATGTTGTGTGCTTGTATCTACTACGAGCTACAGCATCAGGTGTTGTGCAACCATTGAGACACCATAAACGCAAAGCATCTACTGACTGAAAAAAACTCCAGCTTTGATCATAGCTGTTAGTAAATACTATTCTAGCTTGAACATAATCATCGACTTGTGGTTCAACTACAAGATCAGGAAATACTATTTCACCACGCATTTTACGACCATTCTCAAAGACACTGATAGATGGTTCTTTGTAATCAGTAGTAATCTCTGATTGTTTTACTGCGTCCATGATAGAGTTTACTACATCGTCATGTGGTACAAGCTTGTAGCGTGAGCCATGATGACCAAGCACAGTGTTAGTATCTGTTCGAACAACCTGAAATGCATCAGGCTCTGGTTCGCCAGTGACTGCATTAGGTGTTGGCATCATTTCAACTGGGAAGTTCCAATCATTTATTGTTGACATCATATTCATTACAGACCTCCAATCTGTTTCTTTACAATTTGAAATTCATCTATGATTTCAGTAGAAAAGATTTTCAAAGTAATGTTATTTTCACAAGCAACTTTGACACTGTCGCTTGAAAGAAAATTTACTAAATCTTCCAGTTTATAGTAACTCATTGTTACTGTAACTGGCACTAATGATTTGTTTATTTTAAGTTCAATACTCATTTAGTTCTCCATGTTTATGTACTGCGTATATGCAATACTATTTTTAATTACTAAACTTTGCAAGCATTAAATTTACAAAGTCTGGGCAATGTCGCATAACATATCCCTGCCCACCCTCGTAGCTACCGCGCAAAAGGAGCGGCACAAGGCCACTCCCAGCGTTCTCTTTAGTTGATATGTTAGTGAGCAGTTTCTACACTTTGCTCAGGTGTTGTAAGTAGCCACTATGCGGCAGCTACTCGTCTTGCTTCGATAGCTTTCATAGCAGCTTGTTCTTGCTTGCTAAGCTTTCGAGTTGTACTTGATTTCTGTGGTAAATCATAGTTCTGTCCAGTATATTCTAGAAACCAAGCTTTATATTCATCAAAGACATGATCGAAAGCTATAGCTTCAAGCTCAATCTTGGGAGCTAACCTTTCGTATTTCTCTTTGAATCTAATGTAGTCTGCACTTTGATCTTGATCACCTAAGACAGTTCCATCTGAATCAAAAGCAACGCAAGCCATCATGTCAGCATGCATTTTATCAATGTAAGCACGTTTGTTTTTTGCTGCGTACATTGGAACTTTAACTATTGTTCTAGCTACATCGCTAATAAACCAATCGTTAGCAACTTGTCCAGTTACATCATTATGTGTAGTTACAGTATAGTTAGCTAGTTTATCTAGCGTTACATTTATGTTTTCAACTTTAGCCATTTTGTTCTCCATGTTTTACTAAGTTGCGAAGGATCAGCCCTTCGTACCACCCAATATCATAGAGCAGAAACCGCACTTGCGGCCCTGAGCTACGCACAAGCTTGCTTGCTTGACCCCCGAATGAAATGAGTGGGGTTGCGAAGCTTTTCTGCCTATGATTTGGATCAGTGGTCGAAGGGTGCAATCCGAGCTATTAGTCAAACGTGGTCAGGACACAATGCTAAGTTGAGCAAACATCAATGTGCGCTCGATGAACTCGCTGGCTATCCTGTCAATACCTCAGTAGCTTGGCAAACCACAACATGTAGTACCCACGGTAGTATCCATACACAAGTGACGTAAGGTAACGAATTGACAGGACTTGCAGTCAGTCCGTAGATGGGGGGGATGATAGGGGGGGCTTTCAAGCCGATAACAAAGCTTACTCATTCCTCATTGCTTCGTTCATCATGATCTTGACTCTCATTGCAGTAGTTAGCTAGATATATATTGCGTACTTAGAAAAAGGAATGAGTAATGAACATTGCCGTAGCTAAGAAACTGACTGCAAAGCAGACTGCCTTAATAGACACGTTAGTAGCAAAAGGCTGTAGTATCGGGCAGGCTGCTGAAGCCGCTGGTTATGCTTCTGGTGAATCTGGAAGAGTTACAGCAACTAAGACTTTAAAGCTTGCCCATGTGCAGAGCTACTTGATGCAGCGCATGAACGAAGAGTTTGGTATCTCCGCTACACTTGCTGCTGGTACGGTAAAGCGGCTAGCTACAGGAGCCAAAAGCGAATATGTCCAGCTTGAAGCTGCCAAGGATTTGCTAGACCGCGCTGGCTACAAGCCTATCGATCGAAGCCAAGTGCAAGTAGCTGGAGATATTCGCGTTACGATTGACCTAGGATAACTCTTTGTTGTGCGCTAGTAGCTACAAGGGGGGTGGGGGAAAAGTTGCTGTAGCTGTTACAGAGAAACTCTTTCACTCACATTATTTCTAAAAAAGGTAATTTGTGCGTTGTCATAAATATTTTTATTGTTATAGGGTTTAGCCATGTCACGTTTTAAAGATAAGCCAGAGAAGTATCCACCGAAGGATGATATGTCTAAGGTAAAGGCTGCATTGAAGAGTGAGGGCTATGCCAGCGAAGAAGTATCAGAATCCTAAAGGTGGCTTGAACGCTGCTGGTCGTGCTTACTTTAAGCGCAAAGAGGGGGCTAATTTAAAACCTCCAGTGAAGAGTAAGCCCAAGGCTGGCTCGAAGAAGATGGGTCGCAAGGTTTCATTCGCTGCTCGGTTTGCTGGAATGAAAGGCCCGATGAAAGATGAGAAGGGCAGACCAACGCGCAAGGCTTTAGCATTAAGGGCTTGGGGATTTAGAAGTGTTGAGTCTGCTAGAAATTTTGCAAAGAGACATAGGAAAAAGTAATATGTGTTTTGGTGGTGGTAAGAAAAAAGTAAAACCTGCTGAAGCCC